CGGCTGAAGCTCACCGCCTCTACCGAGCTGCACATTATCCAATCCTTCGATGTCTACAATCAATCCATCAGGCTTGGCCTTAGCGATCGCCTGCTGGATTTTAAGGTGGGTGAGCTGAAGCTGGTCTGCAAAACCAGTGATGCTACCCACAATAGACTTAGGCATCATGCGACGGAGGTTCGTAGCAACGACAGAGTAAGAGAGTCTAGCTCTAGAGATATCGTGAATGTTCTTAGGGATGTTGGTCTTAATCCCGTACCCGTAGATATAGTCGGTTCCTACGATGTACTTTCCTCCGTAAACCGTGCCGTTCTCCATCTTGTGCGACTGACGCTCAAAGACAGAGCTCTTTGGCTCTGAGTAAGACTCACCCTTAAAGAAGAAGTTCTTGTTTCCGAATCGGTTCTCCTTATCCTCAAAGTACATGCAATCAACAGAAAGGAACTCAAAGTCGAGAACCTGAACTCTGTATTCATCGTACCCATACACCATGCGATCTCTTTTATCGTCATGGTACTTTCTTCCAAATACAGATGAGTCGTTATTGAACTTTCCCGCTACCTGCTTGGCAAGCTTCTCGAACTCTTCCTCGGTAAACTCATTTCCAGCCACCCTCTTGAGCTCCTCTATGGTAATGGTCTTTACGTGGCCAGCATAGACGAGATCCTTAAAGTTGGGGTCTTCGGTGTAGCTATGGACAAAATCACTTGGGTCTACGTATTCTGTAGAGATACCGTAGTTAGGGTCATTTTGCCTCTTGACGACGGCCATACCGAGTGTTACGAGGTCGTTTACGCAGCGACGAAAAGTGGAGTCGTTAAAATCATTCCACTGCAACGTCATATCCGTCGCAACCTGAGCTGCTATCTCAGCATCGGTCTTTATGTTGGTGTCGATAAAGATTTCAGCCTCTTCGAGCGTGTCTGGTATCTGGCTTGGATCTGATTCCATCTTGATGCCAGACTGGTTCATCATAGAGTACAGATCTTTATTTTTGATCTGAGCTTGAAGCTTGCGCTTCTTAGCGTCTTTCTTGCTGCTAGACAGCGGATCAACAGCCTGGAGATTAGGATATGGTTCCGAAGAAAGGATCTTGTTTACAACAATCTTAACGAACTTGGGCACGATAGGTACTGGTGCCCAGTCCAAATTCAGAAGAGTCCCGTCCCCATTGTTAGGGTCGAGACTATTAAGTATCTGCTTGTATATTGTGGTGTCCTGCGTACCGTTAGCATAGTCGCGGTTCCTTTCGAACTCTCTACGGCGCTTTTGATACGTAGCAGACTCATCGTCTATCTTCCCCCAGTTACCCTCAATGGCTTTTGCATACTTAAGGCCATACGACTTCTGCAACTTCTCCGAGGGGAGAGCCAATGGATCTGGAAAAGTCCTAGACTTTTTATTGTTGTTGTTGTAGGACATTTACAGTATTGCCTTTATAGCACAAATATAGTGCAAATACAATAACCTCTTAGGCATTAGGCTTATAGCGCCTAAAGAACTTCTTGTCGTCAAAATTACTGACTTTCTTTTCTACCTTGACTTTTTGCGCAGCCAAGAGAGCAAGACCCGAACTAATCGTCAAGTCAAACTTAGTTCTTTTGTCTATACGATAACCTATCCAGTCCTCAAGAGTCCTGTTGAAATACATGTTTCCAACGCTTCCATCAGCCCTCTCACCTACGTGTTCAAAGATATATTGCTCAATAGCTTGGGCGTGAGCATGGATGACATCTTGCGAGTTTGAAGGAATACCCTTGGTCCTTACATTGGAGCTGCTTCCTGGCGGCTTAAGGTGGTCTGGCCTATTCATTACGTATCCGTCGTAACCCCTTGATTCAAAGTATCTTACAATACCGTACTTGTTGTTTTCAATTAAGAGTGGGTACCCGTAAAAGAAAGCAGCCATAAGGACGTCCTCGTAGAATATCTTAGCTAGATCAGGGCGTGAGGCATACTCCACGACAAACATGTTTGACGGGTGCGTCTCAGTCATACTGAACTTGTTGTACAAGTGCAGAGCCCCCTTAGATCCCCTACCATCGACAACAGCGTCAAGGTCATACGAGTCAACGCCGCCGCATCCAAGGTGATCAAATGGAGGCACCTTTTTGCCCCCGTCTTCTTTGACGACGTTACGCATCTCCTGCGGAGGCATCCACGAGACTCTAAACCTACCGTTAGGGTCTGGAGTAAAAGCAACCTCCTTATCTATCTCCTTCCACAAGAAGTTTCCTCGCACAACTGGATTCGGGTATAAGTCTTCGTTGCTGTCTATCTGCTGGTAGATCTTTCCGATATTAAAGATGCTCCCCTCAACGCTGTCTCTAAAGGCTTCTTCTTCAGTAAACGGGAACTGCCTCACCACCTCGTTAAGCTCCGAGGCATCAGACTTTAGTGAGTCCCTTTCGTTTCTGAGGTACGTCTTAGCCCCTTGAGAAACTGGATCACCATCAATACCGCTGACATCCTTATCAGGATCTTCAACGACTGGATTTCCGTGCTTGTCAAAAAAACCTTCAAGAGCGTCATAAGCAGGAATGAAGATACGATACAGGCCGCTCTTAGTTCTTCCGTTAGCGTTGCGCTCAATAGGATTGCTATCCTCCCAAATAGCCTTGTACTCCTTGCCGCCCTTATCCATAGGGTTTACGGTGCTACCAACAAGAGCCTTACCAACAACCCTCTTACCTACAATAAGGCATGTGCGCTCAATGCGCCATGCGTCACGGATGTCAACAGGCTTCTCCCACTTACCAGCCTCATCGAGGTACAGCATGTGGAGCTTCTCACCGTCGTATGCGTTGTTAGTGGTGTTCTTCCAGTTTATTACCGTATTAAGAGCATCCCCCTTCTGCGAAGTCTTATTCTTCTTCGTGATTCTCTTACTCGGCTCGCGAAAAGCCAGCTCCATGCGTGGGTTAGTGGTACCATCTTGAATAGGTTTAAAAAAGAAAGGGTACGATTTAAAAATCGGCACCACTTTCTTCATGAAGATGTTCTCCTGAGAGTCCTTACCAGTTTTCGATTGTATTCCGAGAAGCTTATCCTTAACTTGCGTAGCTTCGTCGACAAGAACAGAAGAACAGATATTAGTGTACCCAGAACGGCGACACTTAGTATAAAGCTGACCGAGACAACGGGGATCAGCTTCGCACGCAGCCATGTGAAGAAAGATTTCACGTTGGAAGGCAAGATAGTAAGGATATCCGATATCAATTTTCGACCACTGGAGAAGCATGTAGTGTCTCCCTGTAATATATGTAGGGACGCCAGCATTGTAAAACCAAACACCGTTACGCCTGCGCTCAAACTCCTTTTCGATGTAGTTAGAAAACTTCTTTCTAAACTCCGAAGGCTTCTCGAACCACTCATCCATAGATCGTATCTTTTGCAACTCTTCGGGCATAGGAATGCGTCGCCACATCTGCATAGCCTTTGGTTGGTCATGGAAGAGAATTTCAGATCGCTTTGGTTTTTTCGGTAGCACAACGAGTAGCCCGTGGAGCTCAATACTTTCTCCTTCTGTAAGGTTAGGGTCGATTTTGATCCCTTTATCTTCATATCCATCTATGTCGATAAGCGTTGACATCAGTAGCTCTGACCGAGTTTATTCATACGACCGAGGGAGGGGACACCGCTCTTTGGGTTCTTGACCTCCATATACTTACCGCATGGGCACTTGATGTCGTGATATGCACCGTCTTCACCAAATCGAATGGTGACGCCGCTCTTACTTTCTTCGTGCTTCTTTTCGCACTTGCAAATGTATTCAGCCATGTTAATTTAATTTAGTACCCCCGACAGGACTCGAACCTGTAACCGTTTCATTAGAAGTGAAATGCTCTATCCTGTTGAGCTACGAGGGCGTACCCAGAGTCACTTGGAGTTTCTGACCTTGGGTCTGTTGTTGGCTCTATTCAAAGCCCTCCTCACAAACCCTACGATACGGCGTCCGCTGTGTGCGGCATCTTTTTTGTCACCGTTACCGTATGTTCCCTTTCGACGGTTATATCTGTTCAATGCAGCCCTATAGAGCTTAGCAGCCTTGCTCTTACCGTACTTCCTGTACTCTTTTTTGTAATCTCTTTTGGCTCCCATATTGCAAATATAATAAATTGTTGGGGCGGTGGGACTTGAACCCACGACTTCCTGTGTATAAGACAGACGCTCTAACCAACTGAACTACGCCCCAGTTTGATTGCCCCGTTTTACGTAGAGGGCCGACTGTCGAAAAGGAATTAGTCTTCGTTTTCTCCGTTCCAGGATTCCTCCCAGAAATAGTGCTCACCGTTGTTTCCGTTTTGTCCTATAATATTCATTCTGTGATTTAAATAAACTTCGTCTTGCCACCATGCAAACTTACTTTGAGAATCTTTCTGCAAACCCTCCTGAGTAGTCTTTTTCTTCTTCGATCTTTCCATTTTCGCTTAACTCTTTAATCATTTGTTCGAGCTTCTGTCGCTCTATAATAAGTTCTTTGCAGTCTACAGCCGTCTGCTTTACGGCTTGCAGCTCAGCTTTGCGGGCTGAGCCTCCAGCCTCTGGGTCTACAGGCTTCTTGACTTCTTCAATCATGTTGTCGATGGCGACAGACATGCTCTCCATAAGCCTCCTTGAGGCGTCTAGAGTTGTAAATTCAGCTTTCTTCGACATAGAGGAAATCGTGTGCTCGTGTTCTGTAGTACTCCTTCCCGTCAATTTTAATGCGGTAGTCCATGTTCTTGGGGAAACCCACTACGTCGCCAACCTTGACGCCAAGCTCCTCAATCCAAGGAGCCGTAAAAGCGACACGACCTTTTGTAACCTTCTCCTCCTTGAGTTTGACGATTTCGATAGCATCTGATTCTTGGTTTTTTGTTTCTTCTACTGGTTCGAGCAACCCCCATCCGCCAAGCAGCGTAATACCGTCTTTGCCTTTGTAGGCTATCGCTTGTGATTCGGTCGCCGTCTCTGGGTGGTAGTGTACGAGGTAGTGATCGTCCTCGCCAGTAAGCGTCTGACCCCCGTTAATGACTACGAGGTGATGAAAGTACAGCGTGTCGCCTGGAGTCGCCCCGCAGTCATACTTAGCTGGTACTGAGACGATTGGACCCTCAGTTACACGGTGCTGGAACTCGTTGTACTTAGCGTCAACGTAAAGCTCTACACCGTTGTTCAGCGTCATTGTGTCGTTAAGCCTTTTCTTAAGCTCAACGACAAACTTCTTTAGGCTCTTCATATTAAAAATTCAAATCAAATTCAAGCATACACGGCATATCGTCGATGGCTTTCCATAGCAACGTGCCTTCATCTGTCTCGATGTATACAAGATACCGCTTCTTGTTGTATTTCACAAGAGCTCTTTCATCTTCTAGTATGGCGGAGACCTTCCCGTCTCCAGCCCTCATGCCTATGTAGTAGGCCATAGCATCTTTCGGATCTCGTCCGATGATGATCTTTCTGATAAGTCCTTCGTCCATTATTGAATTAGTTTCCCATATACCATCTCAAACCCTAGGCCGTAGCTCAGAGAATACAACAGCGTTCTCTTGATAAAAGGCTTCCACCCTTTAGTCTTAGGTGAGAGGCAGATGGATGTGGTTATCATTAAATTTCTTCCTGCTACCGTGGCGTGATATCCATCGGTTGCCGCTACAAATATAGTGCTCGATCCTGTAAAAGCCTCACCTTGAGCTGGATCTCCGTTCATATACTTGTTTCTCCAGCTTAGCTCTGGGTCCCAGAATTGCGGGTTGGCATTAGGAAAAGTGTTCTGGAACTCGTGGTAGTGAAAGAGCAAATCTTGGTTGACGCCGTTTAAAGCCCCAGCCAGGAACATAGTGGTGACGGGGAGAACCTCTTTCTTCCATTTCATGTCGCTGGGATTGTAGCCTGTATACTCTGACTCTATTTCTCCAGAAACGAGGTTAGCTATCCCACCCACTGTCCATGCAGCTCCGATAGCCTGCGTGGGCCCATCTGTGTAATTGATAAGAGCAATGCCGCCGAGAGTCATGACCCCACCAACCCAGTACTTGCCTTCGTGAGTGTTGCCAGTGTCAAACCTTGGCTGCGCGTTGACGGTGCCGCTGATCAATGCTAGCAAAAGGAAAATGTGTTTCATTAGTTAAGGGATATGCCTAACCCGTCAAGCAGGTCGTCTAGGTCTGGGTTGTCATTGCCGTAGGCTTCATCCATAATTTCTTTGATCACCTCCAGCTCTTGCTTGCTATCTACGTTGAAGCTATACATAGAGCGCATGTTGACGTGGCCAAACTCAGCTTCCTCCTCAGCCAGATCCTCCAGCTCACCCTCGTCGATTACGCCCACAAAGATCGCAGCCATAACCCTGTGCCCCATGTCGTTGTCCTCTACCAACTTCTCTATCTCCTTGATCAAGTGATAGACGTCTGCAATGAATTTTAGGTCTTTAGGTTCCATGGTTCTATCTTTGCAATAAAGATACGAATTTAATTATGCCTAGGTCCAAAGTACGTAAGACCCGAAAGTTCAGGGAGTTCTCTGTTATGCAGGACAGATACCTCAACAAGAACTACCTTAAGTACTACCGCATAGCCAAGATAGAGTTTTGCGAATCACACGACGTAACGGGTAGCTTCCTTGAGTTTCTCTTGTGGGCGTATGACCTAGAGTTCTTTACCCTAGACTTCGCTTCTGGTGACTACGGGTTCTCTAAGAAGAAGCTCAGTGAGCGCATGATACAGCCTCTCACTCGCATGGGGTATATCTACAAACACTTCGACAGGCTGACTCCAAGTCAGACGGCTGAGGACCATCTGTTCCGTGACGAGACTAAGATGAACTACAGAGTGCGATATGCTATAACGCAGAAAGCCCGCATGTTAGTGCAGGCTTTCTATCGGTATCTCGAAAATATGGATCAGTATATACCGTAGTAGTGGTTGATGTTTCCTTCTACAGTTGTTCTATTATTAGATTGGTCTGAATCATAAATGACAAGCTCCTGATAAGAACC